GAGCTGCTGACCGAGACGCAGTCCGCGCAGGCGGACACGGACGCCCTGGCTGTGGACGCCGACTACCGCCTGACCCTGCTGGAGCTGGGACTGACCGATGACACCACCACTGACACCACCACATAATGAGGTAAAAACTATGTTGTATCGTATCTGTAAACGCCTGATCGAGCGCGGACAGACCGCTGGTCTTGCGGACAAGCTGGACGTGTTCTACGCCATTGGACGCATCACCGAGGCCGAGTACAAGGAGCTGATCGAGCTGCTGGAGGACAAGACCGGCAATAAGAACAAGGAGGCTTAAATGAGTAAAACAATCATGGACGTTTCCCGCTGGCAGGGCAACATCGACTGGGACAAGGTCAAGGCCAGCGGCAAAATTGACGGTGTGATGCTGCGGGCCATGGGCAACAGTGCAGACGGCAAGGCAAGCAAGCCGTATCTGGACCCGACCTTTGCCCGCAACTACACGGAGTGCACTCGGCTGGGCATCCCGGTGGGCGTGTATGGCTACTTCAAAGCTGCCAACAAGACGGAGGCGGACAAGGAGCTGGCCCTGCTGAAGCAGGCTTTGATTGGCAAGACGCTACGCCTGCCGGTGGCTGTGGACGTCGAGGACGCGCTGCCCGCGAAACTTAGCAAAGAGGTGCTGACCGACCTGACTGCTTACGAGCTGAAAACGGTGCAGGACTGGGGATTTTACTCTATCTTGTACACCTACCTGAGCTATGCAGACAAGCACCTTTACATGACCGACGCGGCGCTCAAGCCCTATGATGTGTGGCTGGCGGCCTACCGTAGCCAGAAGCCCGCCACGGTATACCCCTATGGGATGTGGCAGCATACCAGCTCCGGCAGCGTGCCGGGCGTTGCCGGCAATGTTGACCTGTCCATTGCCTACAAGGACTATACCAGTATCATCTGCAAGAAGGGCCTGACCCGTCTCCGGGAGGGTGCATGACCAAAGAGCAGGCAATCTTGTGGGTGGTTAGCATCCTTGGCAGCGTGTGCGCTGGCGCTATCACGGTGGACAAGGTGCTGGAAATCATCCACAAGTACATCAAAAAGGCCGGAGCGCCGGACGAGGCGCAAAACAAGCGCCTTGACGACCTTGACCGGCGCGTTGGCGCACTGGAAACCGGCTATACCCAGCACACAGCGGCACTTTCCCGCGATTTGAGCCGCTTTGGAGACATCGACGAAGTGAACCGCCTGACCCTGCAGGCCGTGCGTGCCTTGCTGGAAGCGCAGCTCACCGGAAATAACGTTCAGGCCATGCAGAAAAGCAAGGCCGACATTGACAACTATTTGACAGAAGGAGTAACGAAACATGGCAGCAATTCTTAATTTCATCCCCACCCCCGTCGCAATCGCTCTCATCATCGTCGGCTTTGTGGCTCTGGCGGTCGGCGCTATCCGCATGGGCTATAAGCAGCTGGTCAAAGATCTGGCCTATGACCTCGTGTGCAAGGCCGAAGACAGCATCATGGGCAGCGGCCAGGGCGCAAAGAAAAAGAAGCAGGTCTTTGACGCGCTGCGTGCGGCCTGCCCTGCATGGCTGAAGCCTATCATCACGGATGAAGTGCTTGACGCGGTGATTGAAAAGGCCGTGAGCCTGATGAAGAAGGCATTGGCAGAAAAGAAGCCTACCATCAACAAGGAGTAATTTATGATCGAGCTAAGCGTATCTCTCGCATCCAATGGCGTCGTCAAAGTGCCGGGCTATGAGCAGCTGGTGCGCTTTGGCTACACCAAAAACCGGGGCGTGTACCGCCTTGCCGTCAGTGCCACTGGCGAGTGGGAAGGGCTGACCATCCGGGCTTTCTGGCACGTCCCGAACGGCAAAGACCCGACGTCCTCGCTGGTGGTGGACGGCTATGTGGCCGTGCCTGCCAGCGTGACCGCACAGCCCGGAAGCGGGTGCGTCACCTTTGAGGGCAGTGACGGCACCCGCACGGTGACCAGTGCGGACCTGCGCTACCGTGTGGCGGCCAACAGCGGCACCGACGACGGCAGCCTGCCGGAGCCGGGCACCCCTGCATGGCAGCAGCTGGTGAATGCCGTACACACCGATGCCACCGCCGCAGAGCAGGCCAAGACCGACGCACAGACCGCAGCGCAGCAAGCTGGGGCATCTGCCAAAGCCGCACAGACCGCCGCCAGTGAAGCAGCCACCAGTGCGGGCAATGCAGCCCAGAGCGCTCAGAAAGCCGCTGACAGCTTACAGGAGCTGAAGGACGGCATTGCCGCTGGTGACTTCAAAGGCGAGAAGGGTGACAAGGGCGACACTGGCCCCATCGGCCCGCAGGGTGAGCGTGGCCCTCAAGGCCCCACAGGCGCTACCGGAGCCACTGGCCCGCAGGGTGAAACTGGCCCTCGTGGTGAACAAGGGCCGCGGGGCATTCAGGGCGAGCGCGGCCCGCAGGGTGCGCAGGGGCCGCAGGGCGAAAAAGGTGACACTGGGCCACAGGGGCCTAAAGGCGACCCCGGCCCGGCAGGTGCAGACGGCAAAGATGCCCCACAAATTGATGACACCACCGTGACCGACTCTGCCCCATGGAGCAGCAAGCACATCGTGGATATGCTCTGCCCGCCGCTGGACGAGACCGGCAACCCGGCGCAGTGCTATCCTGTGGCAGCCTATCCGCTGGGTGTGACTGCCAGCTGGGAACCTGTGCAGGAGGGCAGCGGCGAGCCGAGCCCGGACAACATCCGGCCTATTTCCGGGCGGGATAGCGTGAAGGTCGAGCGGTGCGGGGAAAATTTATTGGATGTTGCACAATGCAGAACTGCAACACCTAGCGCAGCGTATGGCCTTACTGTAACTGTCGATGATACTGGACTTATAAGGGTATTTGGTATACCAAAAGTGAATAAGGACAACCCACGGGCTACCTTCAGAATTTTATTTACAAACCAAGTGATATTGACCAAAGAGTATAAGGCAAAATGGTTTGTCGTGAAAGGTGTTATAAATGCCATAACTCCCATTCAAAAGGATAAGTCAATTGTATTGCAATCTCCACTATTACCAAATACATCTGTAGATGTACAGTTTAGATTGATGTACTATACAGGTGATGAACCTACCACCTACACCCCTTACACCGGCCAAACTGCCACCCTGACCCTGCCCTCCACCATCTACGGCGGGACGGTGGATGCTGTGACGGGAGATGGGCAGGAGACGTGGGGCACGGAAACTATAAGCAGAATTGCATCAATAGACGAACTTACTTCTGTGGTGCGGTGCGCAGCCACGTTGTTGCAAAAGTCTGTCACTGCAAAATCTGGCTCAGCTATTAGCAACTGGCTCGGAGAATATGTATCTTATGTAGAAGATAAAGAATCATTTTATACTAATCAGACGCAGATTTATATCAAAATCTCAAAAACGCGGCTTTCGTCTTTCAACGTTGCCGGAGTTAATGCGTATTTATCAGAGCATCCTCTCACCGTATGCTACAAGCTGGCCAGCCCCGTCCCCATCACCGCCACAGGAGCGCAGCCTATCCCCGCCCTCCCCGGCGTGAACACCGTGCTGACCGATGCAGACAGCGTGATGGTGACCGGCAGGGCTGACCCCATCAAACGAATTACTGACCTTGAGGATGCTGTGGCATCAATGACCAACACATAAGGAGGTACATACATATGGCAATCAAAAGCAGATCTCGCCATGACCTGACCCTGCGCTCCATCAAGCGGGAAATTGCAGCAGGACGCGATGTTGCGTTCTGGCTGGATAAAGCATACATGCACTACGATAACGGACTGCTGACCGCAGATGACATCGCAGATGTGGAGCAGCTGGCGCAAGCGTACTACGACGCGCTGGACGCTGAGGACAAGGCGACCGCTGAGGAAATCACACTGTAAGGAGGATATCATGGCAAGCACTACATACCACCATCTCGGTGACGTCACCTGGATGTTCGCCGCACAAGAACAATTTCGTGACATCACGAAACTGGTGACAAAACGTCACCATTTTGCCGTGCTTGGCAATATGGTGCGCAACGCCGGACAGCTGCCGCAGCCCTTCTGGCTCGGTGCTGCCTGTGGCGGCGGCTCGCGTAGTGCTGCCCGCTGCGCTGCAAAGGCTTGACCGACAGAGGATGATCGCCGCCATCAAAAGCGCACCGCTTGGGAGGGTAGACCGTAAGATAGCCTTACTGCGGTACGTTGAGCGGCTTCCGCTGCCGGACATTGCAGCACAGACGCATTACAGCCGGACGGCAATAGGCTACCGGTTGAAAGGCATTGAAAAAATGCTGAATGTGTGATATAATAATCATGAGCAACGAATTAGCTTTGGGCTTCTGCTCAGGCAATTCAAAAGCGGCAGGCTTTCGGGTATGCCGCTTTTCTTTTTGCACGAATTGTGGTATAATATACCCAAGGAAACCCGACCGGCCTCTCAACGATGCGCATTAGGTCGGGTCATCCGAGAGCTAACTCCGTGCTCAACGGAGAATTAAAAAAGCAGTCGCCAGATTCGGCGCTGAACAGTCTCCCGCACGCCTACTTGCAGTGCGTACCATGCGGGAGACGCATAAAGCCCCCGGTGTTCCGTTTGGAGCATCGGGGGGTCTTTTTGTTTATGCGGACTGCTCAGCAGGGGCGGAGAGCACTTTGCGTTCCTTTGCTTTCTGCTCTGCCTGTTCCTTCACGGTCAAATAGCCATGGTCGTGCATCTGCTTGTAGATAAATGCCTGTCCGGTGCGGTTCCAGCGGGTGTTCTCTTTGGTCTCGCCGTTGCCTACCTCAACAGGAATACTCACTGTATAACCCTTGTCGATGTACTTGCGCTTGGGGATCCACTGCTTGTTGACCTTCTTCTGAATGCCCCATTCTTCCAGCAGTTTGTTGAGCTTGTTGGCGGTCATGCCAAAGTTGAGCGCAATCTGCGTCACGGTGAGCGTTTCATCACTCAAAAGCATATTGTGGGCGTACTCGGCGGCGGGCTTGAGCTTGGCATTTTCCTTTTCAAGCTGCTTGGAGCGCTCCTGTTCCCTTGCAATGATGCCCTGCGCCATCACCAACGCTTTAGAGAGCGCCAGCTCTGGCGGTTCCGGTTCAGGTGTGGTCAGCTTCTTCTCCATCTCGTTAAAGGCTTGGATGTACTTCAGCTTCCACTCCATAGCTTTTGCACTCTTGTTGAAGCCCATAACCAACAGGGTAAAGCCATCCCGGTTCATCAGGTACATGGGGTAAGTTTGTCCATTCTGCGGGTGGACATACTCTGTCTTGAAGAACATGGGGGTGTCCCCATTTTTGGGGAGACCCTTCATAATGTCTTCGATGTCACGCATCACATGGTCGTGACGTTTCTCAAACTTTTCCGCAATGTCCAGACTGGACACCACAGCCTGCCCGTTCTGAGCGGAAAGAATAATGTCACTCATGCTGCACTCTCCTTGTTAATCTCCGCTTCAATGACTTCATCGACTTCCTTTTCCAAACCCGTGAGGGATGCAAACAAGGCCGTAATCAAAGAGTTGTACATCGGGGCTTCGTTCCAAATCTGGCTCACAAGCTCGCTGGTGCGCTCCCGCTTGATCATATCGGTCTTGTGCGTTTCCTCAAACCAGTTGGCAAAGATGTTCAGTAGGTCGTGCATTGTGCGGAGTTCACCAGAAACAGCATCCAGTTCAAGCTCCACTTTCGTGATTTTGGGTGTTTCCATGATAAAATACCTTTACTTTCTCCGTGAAATAATATAAAATAAAGGTACAAGAGGGGCTTTTGCTAGGGTTGCTTCTTGTGCTTGGAGTGATTAGCTGTTACGAGCGGCTAACCACTCTTTTTTATATTGCTCAAACAATTTGCGCTGCTGTTCACGGTTCAGCCGTTGAAACTCTTTGAACTTCATGGGCGTCCTCCTTTCCGCCCCTCTTGACCATGAATATATTATAGCACGGTAAACCATGCCGTTCCATTGACAAAATGGACAATGTTTACTGTGCTGTTTTATGCACTTTTGGCATTGTAAACCGTGCTATCATTTGATATACTATGGGTGGTGGAATAGGAGGTGTTATTTAATGGGTATCTCGGAAAAAAAGAAAAAGAGTAATGCCAAATGGGACAAAGAGAACATGACGGTGCTGGCCTGCAAGGTGAGGAAGGAAGTTGCTGACAAGTTCAAAGCAGCTTGTGCGGCAGAAGATACGACCTCGAACGCCGTTTTACAGCAGGCGGTACGGGACTATATTGACGCCCACCCCGTGCCGGAAGAGCCAGAAGCACCGCCGGGGGATGCAGAGACGGAAGTTCGGCGGGCTGCATTGCTAGAACAAATCAAGAATCTGTAAAATAGAATAGCTGAAAAATTAAGCGCTCACGCGGTGTAATGCCGTGTGGGCGCTTTTCTTTTTTGTCCTTCGTTTGACGTTCGTTTAACGCACGGATTCGGTAGAAAAGGTACTATGGGCGCAAAGGGAGGGGGAGCGCCATGTGGCACAGGTTCAACCCGAACCCCCAAGGAAACGGCGTGGGGGATTGCACCGTGCGGGCAGTGGCGGCAGCTACAGGCCAAAACTGGGAGCGGGCATATATCGGCCTTGCACTCACTGGCTTTATCCTCGGCGATATGCCCAGCGCTAACCGCACATGGGGCGCATACCTCCAAAAACGCGGGTTCAAGCGCCGTTTGGTGGAGGCGGACTGCACCACCTGTTACACTGTGGCAGATTTTGCCCGGGAGTATCCGCGCGGCGTGTATGTGCTGGGCTGCTCCGGGCACGTCCTGACCGTGATCGACGGCGCGTGGTGGGACAGCTGGGACAGCGGTGCAGAATGCCCGATCTACTACTGGTATAAGGAGGACTAAACGATGCCGTACAATCCATATGGCTATCAAATGCCAAACTACTACGGGCAGCCTATGCCTGACCAGCTCACGCAGCTGCGGCAGAATGCCGGGTATCAGCCGCCCATGATGAGCCAACCGACAGGGCAAAGCTCCCCATCTACGCCTCCGATCATCTGGGTGCAGGGCGAAGAGGGGGCAAAAGCCTACATGGTAGCCGCCGGGAACAGCGTGCTCTTGATGGATAGCGAGAACAGCGCCTTTTACATCAAGAGCACGGACGCAAGCGGAATGCCGCTGCCGCTCAGGGCCTTTGATTACAAGGAGCGCACCACGGCAGCTAAGATGCCCGCTCAGGCCGTCCAACAGCCCGGCGGGGAGTTTGTCACCAGGGCAGAGTTTGACGCCCTGGCAGCCCGCTGTGCAGCGCTGGAAAAGCAGGAGCCCACAAAAACCGAAACGGAGGTCAAGTGATCATGGCAAATCCTCTTTTTAATGCACTGGGCGGCGGCAAAGCATCATCCATGCCCGGCCCTATGGGCCAGTTCGGCCAGATGATGCAGCAGTTCCAGCAGTTCAAGGCTAATTTTCAGGGCGATCCAAAGCAGGAGGTGCAAAAGCTCCTGCAATCCGGGCGGATGAGCCAAGACCAGCTCAACCAGCTTCAGGCAATGGCTCAGCAGTTCCAGCAGTTTTTACACTAAGTCGTAACCGTGGCCACGGTTTAGATACACTTTTATCAAAATTTCCGAAAGGAGTACAAAAATGTCTCTTTCTTCCGATTCTGCGGTTCTGACCATGCCGGTTCAGCCCGCAAACACCAACGGCAGCAACGGCTTTGGCTTTGGCAATGATGGCGCATGGTGGATCATCATCCTGTTCCTGTTCGCCTTCTGCGGCGGCTGGGGCGGCAACTGGGGAGGCAATGGCAACACCGGTGCCGGTGTCGTTGACGGCTACGTCCTGACCTCCGATTTTGCCAACATCGAGCGCAAGATGGATGGTATCAACAACGGCATGTGTGATGGCTTCTACCAGCAGGCGCAGCTTGTCAACGGCGTGCAGCAGACCGTGAACAACGGCTTTATGTCCGCAGAGATCAGCCGCGCAAACCAGCAGGCCGCTTTCATGCAGCAGCTCTTTGCGATGCAGATGCAGCAGCAGGAGTGCTGCTGCGAGAACCGCTCTGCCATTCAGGGCGTCAACTACAATTTGGCCACCCAGTCCTGCGAGACCCGGAACACGGTGCAGAACACCACCCGGGACATCATCGACAACCAGAACCAGAACGCCCGCGCCATCCTTGACGCCCTGACCGCGCAGCGCATCGAGGCAAAGGACGCAAAGATCGCTGAGCAGGGTCAGCAGCTGTTCGCAGCACAGCTTGCGGCATCTCAGGCAGCCCAGAACGAAACGCTCAAGGCCTACATGAGCGGTCAGCTGGCCTACTACAACCCGCGCCCTGTGCCCGCATTCCAGGTACCCGCACCCTACCAGTACGGTAACTGCGGCAACGGTTGCGGCTGCAACGGTTGCGGCTAACCGAATAACGGCAACTGACTGCAAATTGTAGTCTGTTCAGCCCCTGAGCTGATTTTGCAAACCAGAGCGCCGGGGCAAAAGTCCCGGCGTTTTTCTATGAAAGGAGCCGATAAAATGGCTGAATTTAGCAACTCTAATACCGTTAGCGTGGCGGCGGGTGAAAACCTTCCCCTGACCGAGACCGCGGTGAAAGCCCCTGCCTGCATCATGCACCGTGAGGGCAGCGGCCTCGTGACCCTGCGCGGTCTGACCAATCAGTGCAGGGCCCGCTTCAAGGTAATCTTTGGCGGCAATGTCGCCATTCCCACCGGCGGCACTGTGGGGCCCGTTTCCGTGGCGCTGGCTGTCGGCGGTGAGTCGCTGACCAGTGCGACTGCCATTGTCACCCCGGCGGCAGTCGAAAATTACTTCAACGTTTTCGTGGCCGCGTTCATCGAGGTGCCGCGCGGCTGCTGCGTGACTGTGGCGGTTAAGAACACCAGCGCGCAGGCGGTCAACATTGCAAACAGCAACCTGATCGTTGAGCGGGTAGCATAAGAAAGGAGATAAAGTCATGCTGGATAAACTGAATCATCTGAAGGATGAGATGTGCGACGAGCTCATGGAACTGACCGACAAAAAGAACCGTTCCCCGGGCGATGTTGAGATGATCGGCGAGATCGTGGACATCATTCTGGACATCCACCGCATCGAGGATTACTGCGAAGGCGGCGAGTACAGCCGAACAGGCGAGTGGGAAGCTGACATGCGGGGAACCTTTGGCCGCGATGCTGGAAACGGGTACAACCGGGGAAACAGCTACGCCAACCGTGGCCGTCACTATGTGCGCGGTCACTACTCCCGCACGGATGGCCGTGAGCGCATGATCTCCGACATTGAGGACATGATGCAGGAAGCCACCGGTGCAGAGCGTGACGCCTACAAGCGGGCCGCTGACATCTTGCGCAACGCATAAGGGAGGAGGGCGGCAGGCATGGACATTGACGAGATCAACACCCACATTCACAAGCTGAAATGCGGTTCAACGGACTGGCAGAGCGTAGAAAAGCTTGCCGCCCTCTGCACTGTGCGGGACGAACTGGAAGAAGCGCACGCACCTGAAAAGCAGACCCAGGCATTGCCGCCCGCGACTTATGCGGCGGCGTACTCCACGGCAACGGAACTGCAAAGCGACTTTGTGGCGGCTGCCAGCTCTGTTCCTTTTGGCGGTCTGATGCAGGTGCTTGACGAGCACATGAAGGCAATAAAGCTGGTGTACCCGAAAGAGTATGAGCTCGTAATGCGGAAGATAAGCGACTTGTAAAAAGACATAAAATGTGCTATTTTTACATAAGCTTCAGCGTTTGGGCACGAGGTGTATAGTCTAACAACAAGTCAACAAATCAATAATTATTTACGTTAATACATCAAATAAACTTGATTTGTAATCAGTGGGTTGCAGGTTCAACTCCTGTCACCAGCTCCAAAAATAAACGCACGAACGATGAAAACGAATCGTTCGTGCGTTTTTCTTTTTGCTTGAAATGCCTTGAAATCTCCTGAATGAATGTGATAATCCAACAAACAATCTAACAAGTCAGTACTTCATCTTCTGCATTTCCTGCAACAAATAGGCTGGGTCGTTGTGGGACACGTACTTGTTTGCCGTGGTGGAAAAATTTTTGTGCCCGAGGATTGCCTGCACGGCGGTCTTTTCCAGGCCGCACTCCACCATTTTACTGCTGGCCGTGTGGCGCAGCGTGTGTGGATGCACCCCCTCTATGTGGCACTCCTGCATCAGGGCACGGAATTTTGTAGCCACATTGCGCTTGTCCAGCTTTGTGCCGGCTTTGGATGGAATCAGCCATTCGCACCCGCTGTTCAGCATCCAAAAAGCTACCGTCTTGTAAATCGGTTCAAGAATCGGGATAATGCGGTTTTTGCCTGCCTCGGTCTTTTCGCCGCCCTGCATATAGTGCTCCTTCAGATGCACGTCCTCACAGCGCATGGAAAGCAGCTCGTCGATGCGCATACCGGTGTACAGCAGCACCATGGCGATCTGAGCCGTCTGCCCGAATTTTGGGTCATTCTGGTAGATGCTGATCTGCTCTATCTCGGCTGCAGTCAGAGTGCGCTCCTCTTTTCCTGTAGCCGCCGGGAGCTGCAGTAGCATGGCATAATTTTTGTTTATGATGTCCTGCGCCATTGCCCACTCGCAGATCTGGCTAAAAAGTGTGCGCTGTTTTTCACAGGAGCTTCGGGAGAGCCCTTTTTCCACCATTGCGTCAATGACCTGTTGATAATCTGCCGCTTTTAAGTCCCGCAATTGTCGGTCGTATAGCGGAGCAGCCTTTGCATAGGCCAGCTCGTACCCCTTTTGCATGTCCGTGCTGAGCTTTTGAAACTTTGGCTGAGCTTTCCATTGGGTATATGCATCCGCAAAAGTGCACTTCAGACGCGCTGCGGGGGTGTTCTGGGCGTTGTAAGCGTCCAGCGCTTGTACTGCTTCGCCTGACGTTTCAAACGTTCCCAGAACGTCCCTTTTGGCTGTAAGCGCCACATACGGTCTTGCCCGCTCCCCGCTCAGTTTATACACGCTGCCGCTGCCCTTGGGACGGCGGCGTTTTTTTCTTTGCTGCGGGGCGGCTTCCGGCTGCTTCTTCCCGCACCACGGACAAAAAGAAGCACCATCCGGGATTTCCTTCCGGCAGCATGGTCTCACGCATTTCATGGCTTACTCCTTTTTCTGCCCGATATATCCGAATGCACCATTTTCAGCAGCGGCCCTTCCGGCCTTGTAGTTGATTTTCAGGTCGTCAATGGGAGGATGCGGAGCGTCCGGGCATGGGTCAAGGCCAGCAATCTGCGCATAGGTATACTGGTCTATGATGGTCCCGCACACGCTGACCCGGTTGTTGAGTGGGCAGTGCAGGTTTGCGGCCATCTCGGAGATCACCGCAGTCGGACTGCTGCCGTGTCGGCCCTTCAGAATGAAAAGCAGCAGTCGCTTCGTGATGGGCGGCAGAGCCCTCATCAGCAGATGCAGCTCCCGATCTACAGAATCTTCCAGCCTTTCGATGTCGGAAACCGCATACAGATCTGGGTGCATCATCTCCATAAACACGGTGATGGGGGACACCCCACATGCTGTGCACCAATCCATGACCTCGTCACTGTCCGGGCTGGTGCAGCCTTTTTCCCAGCTCTGTACCGTCCTCTCACCCTTCTCGATGAGCCTTGCGATCTCCACTTGGCTTAGGCCGGCAGATACCCTGGCCTTTGCAAGCGCTTTTCCAATCTGGGTTGCCGTAAAATAACTCATACTTTCGCCCCCGTAAAACCAACGTGTTTTTAACAGAAAATGGCGCAGAAAAAATCTGCGCCATTCGACAAAAAATATCCGTATTTTGTTTTCCAACGGCGCATGGTAGAATTTGGAACATAAGACATAAATGTGCACAAAAGAAAGGGGAAAACAAAATGGATTTTGAGCAAAGAAATGGTAAAGAAGCCGAAATGACCATCATCGACGGCATGCCCGCCACCGTTTTGACCGGAACCGACCGCACACCACAGCCTTGGGAGGACTGACTATGGAGAAGATGAGCCACTTTTGCACGCACATCCGCGCCGCGCTTGCCTGCTACGTCGATATGACTCCGGAGCAGCAAGCCCTCGCCACCATGTACGCCGCCCGCAAGATCAATACACTGCACGCATTACATATGACGGCCAAAACGCCCGGCGGCGCAGAGACTGGAGCAGGAGAATTATTGCAAAAATTGCAACAATTCGATTCAACCCATCAAAAAAGTGATGGGCAAACCCATTGACTGCAACAACATGCAGTTGTATAATGCGGTTGTAAACAATCTTACATACCAAGCAGCTGAGATTTCTTTGCTGCGTACTCATCCTCGGTGATGGCACCAAGGTCAAGAAGCTGCTTGAATTTCAGCAGTTCATCCGCAACACTTCCAGCTGCCGTTGTCGGTTGCGCGGCCTTTTCCTTCCCAGAGGTGCATTCCCTCAGAAACTCCGTGATGCCGCCGGGGTACTTCTGGACCGGAAGGACCTGCTCTCCCAGAGGGAGCTCAAAGCGGATAGAGACGTTTTCCTTGCTGCGTCCCTTCCGGGTCTCACTTTTGGCGGTGGAAGCGCCCACGATCGCACCGACGGGCCCGGCAACGGCAGCGCCTACCACAGCACGGCCAATGCCGCCAACGGACTGCGTGACCATCACGTCATCCGCATCTGATTCGTACCCGGCGACCTCATCAAAGCTGTAGATCACGCGCGGGCCTTTGTCGCCGCTGCGGTGACCAAAGAAAAAGAGGCGATTGCTTTTGTCGATGGACACAAAAAGAGAATCTCCGTCATAGATGGAATCGGTCTCCTTAAATGCCGCCCGGCGCTGCTCCATCGTTACCCAGTATGCCGCAAGTGCATCTGTCGGCTGCTTTGCAGCTCGGAAGCCCAGTTTTGAGTAAAAGAAGTTGCTGCATCCGGCGCAGATCAGACCGTCGGCGCTCTTTTCGCGGTTGAGTAAGCCCAGCTTTCCACCGCAGACAGGACAAGTATTTGCCATGGGTACACCTCACACATATTTTATTATAAGGAGGAACAAAAAATGCAGGACACACGGTTTAGCCCGGACGAAATCAGAAAAATCATCGAAAAGCTAAAGAGTGACCCTGCATTTCGTCAGAAAGTCCTCGTTATTCTTAATAAGGATTAGAGAAGTTCTCGGATAGCGTTCTTTTTCGCTTCCGAAGCCCCAAGAATCCGTCTTACAAGCTCAGCGTCTTCAGGAGACAGGCTGGACAAGTCCACGCCCTCCGGGGTGCTGGGCTTTTCTTTTTGCTCTTCGCCCTTCAGCTCGGCAACCGTGACGCCAAAGTAAGCGGCCACTTTTAATGCAGTTGCATCCGTCAGTCCTCCACCTTTTTTCCAGCGGTTGACTGTCGGCTTCGACAATCCCATTTCCAAAGCCGCGCCGGATGGCGTTTTACCGGCTTTCTCGCACAAACGCAGATAGTTCTCGTAAAATGCCATAAAAGCGCCGCCTTTTTTGTGCAGTATGACAAAGTTACTAAAGTTTACAAGAAACTCTTTACAGTTACCCAAGTAACTGCTATAATAGCGTTGTCAGTTAAAAGAGTTTACAAAACACAAAGCCCCAGCGGGTAACCGCTCAAGCTGTTTTTACTTGTATTCTGCAACTACATAGTAACACACTTTGTAAACTTTTTCAACTGGTATTTTGACCAACCCATTGAAAAAGGAGAAAAAAGCATGAAAGCATCAGACAACGCAATCGCCCCCATCATCATCCGTCGCCCCGATAAGAAGATTTTCCAGATCCGCATCGTTGGCGACAGCAGCCTGATCGTCCACGCATGGAGCGAGAAGGCAAAGAAAGAGATGCTTGCATCCCAGCAGGGCAAGAAGCTCCTGAAAAAGGACAAGGTGGCAAAGAACCCGTATGGCGAGACCGCCGAGGCGCTCTACTGGCTGGATGGCAAGCCGGACGTGGCATATTCCGACTGGACGAAGGAGCTTCTGGATAAATACGGCACAACGGAGCGGTTCGGTTTCCCTGCTTGTGCAGTAAAGGCGGCGGCTATTTCAGCTGCGTACCGCCTGGGCTACATGAAGAACAAAGTGACCGGCAACGGTCTGTTTCATGTTTTTGGCACCAACAGCACGGAGTTCATCGAGATCAAGACCTTTGACGAGGGTAAGCCAAAGTTTGAGCACCGGGAAGATGAGGTAAAGATCGGCATGGGCACGTCTGACCTGCGCTACCGCCCGGAATTCAAGAACTGGTATGCCGATCTGGTGATCGAGTACAACCAGAACGGCATGATCGACGAGGAAAGCCTGGTCAACATGATCGAGCTTGGCGGCGATATGTGCGGCATCGGTGAATGGCGCATCGAGAAGGGCGGAATCAACGGCAAGTTCCATGTGCAGCCCAATGTCTGAGTGATTTGGCTGGTTAGGCACGGCCTGTTACGGAAAGTCAATGCAAGAACGGAATGGTTTGGCTGGCGGGGCATGTCCCGGTTAGGTTTGCTTCGGAATGGCACGTTTCGGTAAGGCTGGCGTGGACAGGCAAGGTGAGTCGGGACGTGGTCGGGTAAGGCCAGGCTTGGCTAGGCTGTCGGGGTGTGTTTAGCTGCGGAGAGGCTTGATATGGATAGGTTCGGCTGGTGAGGCTGGGTACGGCACTGTAAGAAATGGCATGGTTGGTAATGGCTGGCATGGCGCGATATGGCGAGCTTTGTTGCGGAACGGTCAAGTTTGGTCAGGCTGGCTAGGCAGGATTAGTTAGGGTTAGGCAGGTTTAGGCAGTCGAGGTGAGGTGAGGCGGTGCTTGTTGTGGCGAGGCTGGCATGGATTGCCAAATAAACCAAGGAGGTTCAAGCATGAAACAAATTGCAGGGTATGCATGGAAGGACAAAAAAACAGATTCGTTCTACCACGCTACCGCAGAACAGGCGCATGATGCGTTTGAGAACATCCGCCAGCGGGAAGGCAAACTGACCCCAGAGGCTGTGGTCGAGGATGCACGACCGGAGGAATCGGTGCTGCATGAGGACTTCGAGTGGCGGGACGATGTTGCCGCCGAGAGGTATCGGGAGGGGCAGGCGCGGAAGATGATCGGGTCGGTGCGCATCATTCGGGTGGATTCCCGCCCGCCGGTAAGGGCATATGTCAATGTCCGGGTCATCGAACAGAAACCGCTCAAGTTTGAGGACGTTGTTCGGAAGCCGGAGCCGGAAGCGGATGACGCGCAGGCACAGGAAGGCGTGCGCTGCTATATGCCGATGCAGGAAGTTCTGCAAAAGCCCGCGCTGTATGACCAGATGATGGCAGACGCGCGGCGGGATGCACAAACCTACCGGCAGAAGTACAGCACGCTGGAAGAGCTTGCGCCCATCATGGAAGCGATTCAAACCACATTTGAAACGGAGGTGTAAGAGTGCCCGAAGTTTGGACAGGCGATTTAATCGGTCGCATGCACAACAACAAAATCACCATGACGGAGCTTGCCGCACGTCTTGGCTGGACGAAAGGTTACTGTTCGATGATCCTGAACGGCCTGCGAACCCCAAGCGAAGCCCGCAGCAAGATGGAAGCAGCATTGGAAGAGCTTATCAAAGAGAGGAAGACCAAAGCATGACCAACACCAATCTGACCCCGGTTCTAATCTCCGGGGTGTCCTGCTACGAGAAGGACGGAACCGCGTATCTGAAACTTGAGGACGTCGCCCGAGGGCTGGGGTTCACCCAGACCCAGAACAAGAACGGCACCGAGTACACTTCTATCCGTTGGGAGCGTGTCGAACAGTATCTGGCGGAATTCGGTTTCCCCCACAAATGGGGGAAAGACAGCTACATCCCGGAGAATGTTTTCTACAGGCTCGCCATGAAGGCAAACAACCCCGTTGCCGAGAAGTTCCAGGCGCTGGTTGCCGATGAGATCATCCCCAGCATCCGCAAGACTGGCAGCTACATGATGCCCAAGCTCAGCAAGGAGATGCAGGCGCTGTTCCTGCTGGACGACCGCACCCAGAAACAGGAGCAGCGGCTCACGGCGCTGGAGAACACCATGACGGTGGACTACAACCAGCAGCGCGTACTGCGCAAGAGCATCAGCCGGTCGGTGATCAGCGCCCTGGGCGGCGAGGATGCGCCGGCCTACATCGACAACCATGTGCGCAGCAAGGTGTACAGCGAGTGCAACCACGATGTGCAGGACTGGTTCAGGGTAAACAGCGTGGGCAACATCCCCCGCAAGCGCTTTGACGAAGCCGTGGAGTACATCCAGCGGTGGAAGCCCAGCACCAACACCGTGATGCTGATCCAGCAGACCAACGGACAGACCAGCCTGTTTGACCGTGCCTGCGCCCCGGCGGGGCGGCTGATCGACTCAGAAGTGATTGCAAGAGGGTAAGGAGGACGCCATGAGTGAGAAAATCATCGCCTACAAGGCCATGAACAAAAATATGCAGTGCCGTGGCAAGCAGTATGAGGTGGGCAAGACCTACCATGAGGACAAGGCGGACTGTTGCAATGCCGGAATGCACGCCTGCGAGAACCCGCTGGATGTGTTGCACTACTACCCGTTGAAGGATGGCCCGCGCTTTTTTGAGGTCGAGTGCGGCGGGAACGTGGATAAAAGCGGAGAGGACAGTAAGCTGGCCTGCACTGAGCTGACAGTGAAAGGTGAGGTGAATTTTGCAGGGCTGGTAAAAGCTACGGTGAATGCCGTTTTTAATCGGGCGAAGGGCAAAGAACCTTTTTCGAGCGGCGATTACAGTACGGCTGGTTCGAGCGGCTATTACAGCACGGCTGGTTCGAGCGGCGATTACAGTACGGCTGGTTCGAGAGGCTGTTCCAGTACGGCTGGTTCGAGCGGCTATTACAGCACGGCTGGTTCGAGCGGCTGTTCCAGCACGGCTGGTTCGAGCGGCGATTACAGTACGGCTGGTTCGAGCGGCGATTCCAGTACGGCTGGTTCGAGCGGCGATTACAGTACGGCTGGTTCGAGCGGCGATTCCAGTACGGCTGGTTCGAGCGGCTGTTCCAGTACGGCGGCAGCCACTGGGTCTTATTGCAGCGCAAAAGCAGACGGCAAAGATAGCATTGCCGTTGTAAACGGTGCTTGCGGTAAGGCGTGCGGCGCACTGGGCTGCTATCTGGTGCTGACCGAGTACGATGATGACGGCAATATGCTGCTGGCCAAAATGGCAAAGGTTGACGGAGCCGTTATCAAAGAGAACACCTGGTACACCCTCAAAAATGGCGAGTTTGTGGAGGCTGCACCGTGAAGAAGCACTACAACAAGCGTTGGCTTGAACAGCGCTGGGATGCAAGGCAGCCGGAGCGGTTGGAGCATATCCGGCTGAAACGGCAGCTGAGAACAAAAAAGGAGGTGGACGATAATGAAGCCGAACATGGGAATCGCAGAGTGCGTCCAGATCATGCGTGACAACAACATTTCGGTGAGTGAGCCGATCTTTACCGGTATGATTCAGGCCGGCAGCTTCCCGGCATGGGCGGTGCCATCCATTGACACCAAGAGTGCGGCTCCGCTGATCTCCCGTGCCGGATTTATGGCGTGGGTGAAGGATTTTTACAAGCTCGAAAAGGTTTATACAAAGGAGGATCCGAAAGAATGAAACTCAAATCTACTACTTACTACTGGTTGGCTGTCGTTTTTGGCGGCGTTGGAATGGGCGCAGCTATGGGTGCAGAGGGCACCGCGCAGACCACCGGATATATCTCCAGCACACTGTTTGCGGTGTCGCTGGTGCTGATTTTGGCCGCCGTTCTGCTGGCTCGTCTGGGCTTTGCCGCAGAGGACAGGGAGAGAGCCGCAAAGCGGCGCAAGTACGGCAAGATCAACCGCGCCCACGCCCGCAACCCGGAATACCCGGAGAATCAGGAGCGTGGGGCATGATGACGGCCAAAGAGTACGTTGAGGGCAAAGTCAAATCCTACACGCGGCTTGCCGAACGCTGCAGGCGAGAAGCCGAAGCCTCAGATGACATTGTTGTCCGGGCCGGATACTCCGCACGGGCAAACGTCTGGGAGATGTGCGCCGAAGAAATGGACAACGTGCGGGAGATGCTGCAAGAGGAGTCCGGGGAGATCACGTATGCCTGACACTGTCCTCCATGTCATGTGGTACACCGTGTACGATGCCAAGACCGGAGACCTGATTGCCAGCGGTACGTCTGAGATGTGTGCCAGACGGCTGGGTTACAAAACCGCAAACAGTTTTGCGTCCGCAAGCAGCCACAGCCGCAACGGCAGGCGTCGGGCTCGCAAGTACATTTTTGAAAAAGAGTGCATCCGACGTGATGAGTTGGACAGTCTTCCGCCGATACGCCGCAAAAAAAGAAGAGCCTGCCCGTGCTCCAACACGGACAAGCCAAAAGGGTGATGAGTTTCGCCGCCCATCACCACAAAGATATCACAAACAGGAGGTTTTACAAGTGGCACTTTTAAGAATTTACGATGTGGCGCAAGAACCGCCAGCGCTTGTTTCGCAACAGCAATTTCCGGTTGCTTCGGATGCAATTTCGATTGCCGATGAACTGGCAAAGAGAAAGCCCGAACAGCTGTACAGGGTGTTTGACGCTGATATGAACGTTGTGTATGCGAGGTGAATATTTATGCAAGAAGAATTGACCGTCCGGGTGGACCACCCGGAACTGCCCGCGATCCGGTGGAATGAAGCTGAGGTGCAGCAGAACCTGACCGAGATGCTGGCCGCCTACACCGGCCGCGTCTACACCCCGGAGACTATCAAGGATGCCAAGGCCGACCGCGCCGCAGTGAACAAGCTGGACAAGCAGCTCAGCGATGCCGCCCGCAACGCCAAGGCTTTTTACATGAAGCCGTTGGAAGATTTCTTGCAGAGTGCCAAGAAGATGCAGGGTCAGTGCAAGGCTGTCTCCGGTGCCATTGACCAGCAAGTCAAGGCTGTGGAGGAAGCCGAGAGGCAGGATAAGCAGGATGCGCTGCGGGCTGTCTATGCTGACTGCATCGGCGAGTTGCGGGAGCTTATCCCCTTTGACCGCTTGCTTGTGCCGCAGTGGCTCAACAAGACCTATGATCTGGCAAAGGCCAGCCGGGAGCTGCGCAAGAGCGTGGAGACCCGGCGGGAAGAGCTGCGTCTGATCCGGGAGACCTGCGGCGGGGACGCAGAGGCTTGCACCACGGAGTATCTGTGTGAACTGAATCTGAACGCTGCCCTTGTGGAGCATAGCCGCCGCCAGAAGGCCCGGGACGCACAGCGCCGCGCAGAGGCCGAGAGAATGGCCGCAGAGCGGGCGCAGGCCACAGCTCCGGTCATTATCCCTCCGACCGATGAAGAACGCCAGATCGCCACAGAAGCGGCTCAAACGGCGCAGGGCAATGCAGCCATCACGCCGGATGGCAGGTTGGATTTCAGCATACTTCAGAAATTCGCAGAGCCTGCACAGTCGGAAGCCCCTGCCCGCAAGCAATATCGTTTCTGGGTAGAGTTCACCCGTGAGGACATCGCATGGTTCAAGCAGGGAGCTGCAGAGCGCGGCTTCCGCTATGGTTCTATCAAATAATTTTGGAGGTACTTACTTATGGCATTTACTCATCCCGGCGCACCCGCGCCTACTTCTTCTGTTTCCAACGCACAGTCTCTGGCAAACCGTTCCGTCCAGAATGCCAACCGTGCAGGCAGCGCCGCTATGCAGGCCGCATCCCCGTCCGTCCCCGTGGAGATCACCGGTGCTGACGGCCAGCACTTCACTGTGAGTTTTGGAGACGTGCGCAACTTCATCTGCCCAAAGGCTACCGATGCTGAATGCAAAATCTTTCTGGAAACATGCAAGCAGTACCACCTGAACCCCTTCACCAAAGAGGCCTATCTGATCCACTACGACAACAACAGCGAGGACACCCCCAGCACCATCGTCCTGGGCAAGAACTGTTACATGCAGATGGCCGAACGGCACCCGGCCTTTGACGGCTTTGAGGCCGGCATCATCGTGCTGGACACGGAAGCCGGGCAGCTGGACCACCGGGAGGGTTCCATCGTCTATGAGGGCGAGGAGCTTCTGGGCGGCTGGGCCAAGGTCTACCGGAAAGACCGCACCCGCCCCAGCTACGAGGAGGTGAAGCTGGCCGAGTACGACACCGGAAAGTCTCTTTGGAATGGCAAAAAGGCTACCATGATCCGCAAGGTGGCGCTGGTGCACGCTTTGCGTGAGGCGTTCCCGTCTACCTTCGGCGCTCTGTACGATGAATGCGAGGTGCGTGTGGATGCCGAAAGCACCGCCCGCGAGGTGTCGCCTGAAGAGCTGCCGGTGCTGGATCCTTACGCAGGTTCCCACCGTCACCGCAAGACGGCAGGCACCCTGATCCCTGCCCCGGATGCACCCTCTGTAGAGGAAAACGCCGATGACCCGTTTGGTGGTGATGATGCATGATCGTCCAGACCAAGAACGGCGTCATGCTGCACGGCGAGATCGCCAAAGACCCGGTGCTCCGGGATGCCGGGCAGAAGCGGGTGCTGAAGTTTGACCTGAAAGCCAGCCGCACACAGGATGAATCCGGCAAATGGCAGAGCTTCTTTGTGGGCGTGAACCTCTGGCACGGCATCGACCAGTGGGATGGGATGCTGCAGAAAGGCGATCAGGTCACAGTTTTTGCGCAAAAGCTGAAAGAGCGGGAGTATAACGGCAAGGTCTATTACGACGTGGACGCGGATGATGTTCAGCCCGGTGGGCTGGTGACATTCCGCTGGCTGCAGCAGATGATCGACCTGATGGCACAGCCCGGCCCGCCGCTGGAACCTGCAGAACCGGCAGGCCTGCAGGGCGCGCAGATGTACCCCTGTGAAACGCTTGCGGATTACGCACCGCACAGCACTGTCGCGCCTGAACCGGCTCCATCTACCGAGTATGACCCCATCAACGAAGACGCAGAAGATCTTCCCTTCTGATTTCGCAAGCTGTGCTATCCGGCTATACGGGCGTGCAAAGGAGGTGAGCAAGTGGCAAAAGAAGAAAAAAAGTCGTTTGTCGTGTATCTGGATTGGTTTGACGCGCTGGAAGAGTACACGGATGCCGAAGTCGGACAGCTGATGCGAGCTTTGGCGAAACACGTCCGCACTGGTGAGAATCCAACGTTTTCCGACCGTGGAATGCGTGGGAACTTCCGTTTCATGTGCAATGGAGTGGATTCTGCTACGGAAAAGTACGAGAACGTCAAGCAAAAGCGCCGTGAAGCCGGAAAAGCCCGTGCAGCTCAAATGCAAGCAAACTCAGCACATGCTAGCACATGCTACCAAGTGCAAGCAAGTGGTAGCTATAATGATACTGTTACTGGAACTGATACTGTTACTGGAACTGATACTGTTACTGGAACTGTTATATCCCCTAACGGGGATATATATAATAGCGCCGCCCACGCCGCCGTTGACGTAGAACTTTCCAAGATCGTCCAGCATTATCAGCAGGCCGTTGGGGACTTTCCACGCTCTGCACTGGACAAGCTGCAGAAGTGGAGGCAGGAGTACAGCACAGAGATGATCCTGCTGGCGATTGACAAGGCTGCAGAAGCTGGCAAGCGGTCGTGGAACTACATCAACGGCATATTGTCCGGCTGGAAACGGGACGGCCTGCGCACGCTGGGAGACGTGGAAGCCAACGAACAAAGCCGACAAGCCAGACCGAGAGGCAAGCAGCCAACCGAGACCGTAGACGACCAGCTTGCACGGGTGCTGGCGAAGATGGACAGAGAAAGAGGGTTTGAGACATGACGCGGGAAGACGTGGCAAAGCTGATCCGCATGAATTTTGTGCTGTACAAGCTGGGTTCCAAGCCACTGACCGATGAGGAGATGCAGACCACTATCGATGTGTGGGCGTATCAGTTTGGCGACTATGACGGCGATACTGTCAAGCGGGCTTTTCTGGCGGCAAACCGGGTATGCGTTTATCCGGTCACGGTGGCCGACATCTTCAAGCAGCTTTCCCAGTGTCTTGACCCGTCCGCTGAATGGGAAGCTCTGGCTGTAGCGGCACGCAAGGCACAGACATTTTTGAGCTGGCGCAAGTTCCCGATGGTGACCGGCATTGATGAAAAGGGCGGGCTGCTGCGTAGTGACGGACAGAAAGAGCTGAAAGCCCTGTATGACCAACTCCCCCCGGCGGCAAAATCCTATGCCGGGAGCGTGGGAGGGCTTGCAGAGCTGGCTGAAATGCCGGACCTCACATACCGCCGTGCTGAGTTTTTGAAGCAGGCGCAGGCCGATATCACCACTGCCCCCCGTGAAGCGGCAAGGCTGCGGGCGAGCGAGCCGACAAGGAAGGAGCTCGGAAAAGAAAATCAGGAGGTGCAGACCGATGGTAAAACTTGAGCCCTGCAAAGACTGCCCGGAACGTCACCCAGTATGTCACGACAGCTGCCCGAAGTACGCCGAGTACAAGCGTCAGCTGAAAGCGCAGCGCATCTACACCAGCGCGCACCACGCGGCGGAGCGGATCAGCCGTAACGATTTCAACAAAGAAGGATGGATTGGAGGAAAACACCCGCCCAGAAAAAGGAGAAAAGCATGAAAACCGTACAGGATATTATGGCTGAAAATGGCTCATTGGCAAACATTGAGCGTTTTCAGACGATGCAGAAGTGGGAATACAAGCGCAAGGTAGAGCACGCGCAGGAAATGGCCGAGGCATTTTACTACTGGGCAAAAGAGCACGAAAAGGGCGTGCACCTATCCGTGGGCGGTCTGGATTCCATCACGCTGCATTACTTCTTGGAGAGCATCGGGCTGCCCGTTACCTGCGTGTCCTGCTCCTCGCTGGAGGGAAAGGGCGTGCAGCAGGTACACAAGCAGATGGCAGCTGAGATGGAAGCTGAGTACAAAAACTGGATGGGAGATGGAGAAGCGCCGTCCTTCGTATTTCTGAAGCCTCTGAAAAGCAAGGTACAGGTCCTGCAGGAGTTTGGATGGCCTGTGATCAGCAAGGAAAAGGCCGGAAAAATTATGCTGTTGCAAAACCCGACAGAGCAAAACGCAACCGTGCGGCATGCGATCATCACCGGGGAAACCGGCGAATATGGCGGATGGCAGAAGAACAGCCGCATGAAGCTGCCGCAGAAGTGGCTCGACCTGTTTGGCGGCGCAGACGCGGAGGGCGCAGCGCTTGGGTATCAGGCGGCCCCGTTCAAGGTGTCTGACCGCTGCTGCTACTACCTCAAGGAAAAGCCCTGCAACGACTGGGCACGGGACCACAACAGCGTGCCCTATATGGGCCTTATGGCCAGCGAGGGCGGGCGGCGCGAGAAAAGCCTGAAGATGCACGGCTGCAACTATTTCGGCAAGACCACCACCAGAAGCGCGCCCTTTGCCATTTTCGACCGACAGGACATTTTGCAGCTTGCGCTTGATTTGAACGTTCCTATTCCCGCCGAATATGGCGAGATCGCGAAGGACAGAGACGGCAAGTTGTACACCACAAAGGCGCAGCGCACCGGCTGCACCATGTGCGGCTTTGGGATCCACGTCGAGGGCAGGCCGCATCGGTTTGATATTTTGCGGGAAACCAACCCCAAAGAATGGGAGTTCTGGATGAAGCACGTCTGCCGGGACGAAAATGGAAACTGGTACGGCTGGGGCCGTGTGCTGGACTATATCGGCATCGGCTGGGAAGACGTGCCGGAGCAGGCCGTGCAGATGCACATTGACGATCTGATGGAGGATGTGAAGTGATAAAAAAATCATACACTGTTCTTCCTTGCCCAAAGTGCGGGAGCGGATTTATTGCATGGGGAAAGAAAATCGAGTCAGTTAATCCGAAGCTCACAGTGCTGTCAGCCCCGGGGACTGAACTTTGTTGTTTGATGTGCGGGCATTACGCACCAACACTCAAGCAGTGGAACAGCGAGGAACGAAAGAAATGCACTTGACTCTCTACGGCGACCCGCGCACAAAGAAAAACTCTGCCCGCATTCTCCGCACACGCTCCGGGACCCCATTCGTTTCCCCCAGCAAGGTTTATGTGGATTATGAGACGGACTGCCTGCGGCAAATCAAAAAGCTGCGCAGCCCCATTTCTGCCCGCGTGAACGTGAGGTGCGTGTACTACATGAAGACCGCCCGCCGGGTCGATCTGGCAAACCTCATCGAGGCTACAACGGACATTCTGGTGAAAGCCCGCGTACTGGAGGACGACAACAGCAAGATCGTTGCCGCCCACGATGGAAGCCGGGTGGACTACGACAAGAAAAAACCAAGAGTTGAAATTTGGATCGAAGAAATGGAGGAGTAAAATGATTGATATTCTATTTGAAGTTGCAAGCACGCTGTTCATGGCAACACTTGCAGGGCTTTTCATCTGGTTTGTTCTTAGCGATGGCAACCCAATTGAATATTTCAAGCGGCGGCTCAACCGAAACAAACCTTGCCTTTGCGACCGGTGCGTATTCTTAAAGCAAAAATTTGGGGCGTCAGAATCCGGATATCACTATATCTGCCAGAGCGGTGAAAAAGACGAAGGATACATAAATCCGCCCGAATATTGCCGCGATTTTGAAGAAAGGAGCAACAATGGCTCGCACATGGATACCTGACACCGACACTCAGAAGCCGGAAAGAACCGATTACAGCACCGTTAAGGCGTGGCTGAACCGCTACCGCGAAGCGGAGAAAAGATACTACTTGCTGTCTGACCGGCTGGCCGAAGCACAGGAGGCCACCCGGCACATCACCCAGAGCCTCAGCGCGGCCCCCGGCGGCAGCAAAGATGGCCAGAGCCTTGCCCGGGCGGTGGAACGTAAGGAGGAAGCGGAGCGCCGGGCTTATGAGCAAAGAGCGGTCTGCGACAGGCTGTTCCTCGAGATCAGAAACGCGCTCGCCCAGATCCAGAACGAGAAATCATACACGGTGCTGTACAAGTACTATCTCGATTGCCTCACGTGGGAAAGGGTCGCAAAAGACATGAATTACTCTCTGCGCATGGTCTATGTCTTGCGGCGCAAAGCAATGGAGGAGCTGAGCCTTTAAGAACATTGCACTGTCATTACATTGCGGTTTCACTATCGCATGGTGTAAAATTGTATCATCGGAAAAGCCAAAAGGCAAACCGATGCATGCAGCCTCCGAAACGTGTCCCTTCTTGGCATTTTCCTCCTTTTCTGCTTGCAGGCACTGGGCTTTGCTCTCTCTTCACGTTTCGCGGGCTGCTTCTATGCGATACACTGACACAAAGGCAGCCTGACGCTCATGAGAGACAGGAGGCGGTTCGATTCCGCCGTATCGCACCATATGGCGCATGGACTAGACAACCCGCAAGGCCGCACGTGCAACCTCCCGTGCCGAGAAAAGGCCTTAGAATCCTTGCCAAGGTGTAGCTTTCCTGACAGGATGTGCGCCAACCAACAGCCCCGGCGGAGAACCGGAGCTGTTTTTATATGGCCGCCTGAGCGCAGTTTGGAGCGCGGCGCGTGTGTGTAGACACGGATGGTTCGATTCCAAGGGCGGCTTTTATATTCCCGTAGCTCAATTGGTAGAGCGCTGGTCTCCAAAACCAGAGGCTGCAGGTTTAAGTCCTGCCGGGAATGCCATCTGCGTGCCCTGTGAGGGGGCCGCGCAGCACGCCGGGTGTCTGGCGGCGTACGTTCCGGACACAGCAGCGCCCACCGTTTGACGCCTGTCCAACGCAACTGAATGCGGGGCGCTGCTCATATGCCGTCATAGCTCAACTGGAAGAGCGCCGCCCATTTAAGGCGGGACAACGTTGGTGACACCACGGGAACATCACTGCACAGCCAACCACTGCGCACATCCGTTCCGTGGGTGCTGGTTCAAATCCAGCTGGCGGCTAGCGTGATTTTAGAGTGTCCACAGTGGACACTTTTGGAGAGGAGGCATACAAATGTTTGAGCGCTTGAAAGAACTGATTTGCGACATGGCAAGGTTCTTGACACGTCTCGGCGCTGGCCTTATCCTCTCGGCCTTACCGATTAGCAACAAAGAAAGCCACTTTGTGCGCTATGCGCGGCGTTTCGGTTTCCGTGCAGACCACACAAAACGCGAGCCTCGGGCAGAGATCGGAGGCCGTGGCTGTATCCAAGGAGCACGGCCTGCTATCCGTGCGGATTAACCGCTGCTGATACAATACAATTAAAAACCGGCTTTTTGCATGATGAGCTCCATGCAGCAAAGCTGGTTTTTCTTATGCCGCTTTCGCACAACTGGCAGTGCTCCCGGCTCATAACCGGGTAGTTGCAGGTTCGACCCCTGCAAGCGGCACATTCGATATTTTGACCGTTCGGATTTCCGGGCGGTTTTTCTTTTGCATGAGTTTAGAGAGGTGGTGGCGGTGAGCGCAAAGCGGCTGACAGACAGACAGAAAAAGAAGATCATCGCGGATTATATCCAGCTGCAAAATTACACCCGCACCGCAAAGCTGAACGACGTGGCAGAAAGCACTGCGCGGAAAATCGTGAAAGATAATCCAAAGTGCGCGGATTTGTGCGCCTTAAAAAAAGAGCAGAACACGCAGGACATGCTTTCCTACTTAGGCAGCAAGTGCGGGGAAGCACAGAATCTTCTCGGGCTGTACCTTCAGGCGATGGCAGACCGTAACAAAATCGCAGAAGCGACGCTGCCGCAGCTGTCCACGGCGTTCGGCACCATTGTGGACAAGTTTGCTATGCTGGGAGACCAGAGCGGCATAGAAGCCCCGGACGATGGCCTGCTTGAGGCTCTGAGCGCCGCTGCAGACCTCAGCCCGCCGGATGACGTGGAGATGCTGCCAGAGGAAGAGGACGACCATGCGGAAAAGTAACGGTTTTCGCTGGAAAGCCCTCAGCCAGCGGCAAAAGCAGGTCCTGAGCTGGTGGACACCGCAGAGCGCATACAGCGGTTACAATGGCATCATCGCCGACGGCGCTATCCGATCGGGCAAGACCTTTGCCATGAGCTTTTCTTTCGTTCAGTGGGCTATGACCTGCTACAGCGGCCAGCAGTTTGCCATGTGTGGCAAGACCATTGCCAGCTTCCGGCGAAACGTGCTTGGCACGCTCAAGCAGCAGCTTGCAGCCCGTGGCTACAATGTCAAAGAGCATCGGGCAGAAAATTTCATGACCGTCAGCAAAGGCGGCAAATCCAACGAGTTTTACTTTTTCGGCGGCAAAGACGAGAGCAGCCAAGACCTGATCCAGGGCATCACGCTGGCTGGGGCATTCTTTGACGAGGTGGCGCTGATGCCGCAGAGCTTTGTCAATCAGGCCACTGCCCGCTGCTCCGTCACCGGGTCAAAATTCTGGTTCAACTGCAACCCGGGCAGCCCACAGCATTGGTTTTATCTTGAGTGGGTGCGGAAATGCCGTTCCCGCAAGATGATGTACCTCCACTTTACGATGGACGACAACTTGTCGCTCTCCGAGGAAATCAAGGCCAGATACCGCAGCCAGTACAGCGGCGTTTTCTACCAGCGCTACATTCTGGGCCTGTGGACGGTGGCAGAGGGACTTGTATATGACATGTTCGACCGCAAAAAGCATGTCGTTGATGAGCTGCCGGAACTGTCCCCCAAAAGCGCCTATGTGGCGTGTGACTTTGGCACCCAGAACGCAACGGTCTTTTTGCTGCTCCAGAAGCAGGCAGATGCAGACTGCTGGATCGTCACCCGGGAGTACTACTACAGCGGCCGCGAACAGAAGCGGCAAAAGACCGTGGGCGAGTATGTTGCAGACCTCAAGGCGTGGCTGAACGGTCTCAAGCCGGAGAGGATCATCGTGGACCCCTCTGCCCTGCCCCTGATTACGGAACTGCGCAAGAATGGCTTTACCCAGACCCCCGCAAATAACGACGTTCTGAGCGGCATTCTGGACGTGCAGACTATGCTGCAGATCGGGCGGCTGAAGATCTACAAAGACTGCAAGCACACGCTGGAAGAGTTCGGCGTGTACGCTTGGGACCCGGACAAAGACGACACCGTGCTGAAGGTCAACGACCACTGCATGGACGCTATCCGCTATTTCGTGCGCACAAAGCGCCTTGTGAAACTGAGGGATTGATTTTGAGCACTGTATACACATTCCAGACCTTTCAGCAGGCGCAAGCCGCCGGGGAACAGCCCGATTTTGTCCGGCGGTTCGTGCAACAGCACTGCACTTCCGGGCCCTACAAGATGGCTCTGGACGCCGACCTGTACGACGCCCAGAAAAACCCGGGCGCGGAACGCTTCGCGCAAGCCTACGCCTTTATGCTGAAGCGCCTTTCCAAGAACACCCGGCAGGATGTACCCCGGCCCGATATGGTCAAGAGCAATCTGTTCCGGCGGCTCAACAAACAGCGTGCTACCTACTCCCTGGGCAACGGCGTCACCTTTGCGGATAAAAACGTGGACAAAGGAAAACTGGGGGCTGAATTTGACGAGCAGATCCAGAAAGCCGGATACTTTGCCCTAATCCACGGTGAGAGCTTTGGCTTCTGGAACAACGACCATCTGGTGGTGTTCAAGCTGACCGAGTTTGCGCCCCTGTACGATGAGACCTCCGGCTCCATGCGGGCCGGGGTGCGGTTCTGGCGGCTGAATCCTGACACGGATATGCACTATGTCCTGTACGAAGAGGACGGTTACACCGAGTACACGGAAAGCAGGATCGGCAGCACTATGCAGGAGACGGCCCCGAAGCAGGCATACAAGAGCGTGACCGTCTCCACCCCCGGCGGCGGGCTGGAAAGCGTGGAGGGGGAAAACTACAGCACTCTGCCTGTGGTACCGCTGTGGGGATCCGACCTGCATCAAAGCACCCTCGTAGGCCTGAAAGCCTACATCGACAACACCGATCTGGTGACGTCCGGCTTCTGCAGCGACTTGCAGGATTGCGCACAGATTTACTGGCTGTGCGAAAACTTCAACGGCATGACCGATGATGAACTGCAGGAGTTCCTTGCGAAGCTGAACCTCTACCACATCGCCGGTGCGGACACCAGCGAGGGCGGCAAGATCACTCCATACACCAGCGAAGTGCCGGTGACTGCCCGGCAGACCCTGCTAGAGCTGCTGCACACCCGGGTCTATGAGGATTTCGGCGGTCTGGACGTGCATTGTGTCAGCGCAAACAGCACCAACGACCATCTGGATGCAGCCTATGAACCCATGAACCAGAACGCAGACGACTTCGAGGCTCAGATCAAACCTTTTGTTCGTCAGATCTGTGCGCTGGCTGGCTTTGGCAGCGCAACGCCGACATTCAACCGGAGCCGGATCGTAAACACCGCAGAGCAGGTCAGCACAGTAATCTCCGAGGCGGCGATCATTGGGCAGGACATGGCCATTGACCTACTGCCAAACCTGACCCCGGAGCAAAAGGAAAAGGCTCGGGCGTCCATGATGGCTGAGAGTGCAGAGCGGGAGACCGTGGACGATGAGGGAGACACCGATGAAAAAAAACAGAAAAATTTATGATCCTCTTGGAAGATTGATCGATGTGATGCTTTTCGTCGCTGATTTTGCCATTGTGGCTGTGTGCTTTCTGGCCGTTGCGCAGGCGATTGGCTTATGACCGACCGTGACCGCATTTCCACCCGCCAGCTGAACCGCCTGCGCCGCCGCATCCTCCGGGTATACGGCACCGCCCGCCGGGAGATGACCGAGCAGCTCACCGAGTTCCTGGGGAAGTACCGAGCGCTGGACGAGCGCAAGCGGGCGCAGCTGGATGCAGGAGAAATCACCGAAGAGGATTACCGCATCTGGCTGCAAAATCAGGTCTTTCAATCTGATTTGATGCGGGACAAGCTGGACGGCATCACCCAGACCTGCACCACAGCCCAGCAGACGGCCTATAAGCTGGCCCGGGACGAGCAATACAACATCTTTTCCTTTGGCGCAAACTGGGCGTTCTACGAGCTGGAACAGGCTGCAGGCGTGACGTTCGGGCTGACCCTGTACAACACCGAGGCAGTCAAGCTGCTGCTGAAGGAGAACCCCAAGCTGGTGCCAAACAAGCGCATCAAGAGCGAGAGCAACCGCACCTATGATGCCCGGGTGTTCAACCGCTACGTCATGCAGGGCATCGTGCAGGGCAAGAGCGTCCACGACATTGCGGTGCAGGCTGTGAAGGGCATGGCAGACACGGAAGTGCACTGGGCTATGAACAACGCCATCACAGCTCTTACCAGCGCCCAGAACGCCGGGGCTTTGCAGCAGATGCGCAACGCCCAGGCTTTGGGCATCGAGGTCAAAAAGCGGTGGAACTCCACCCACGACTACCGCACCCGCGAGATGCACCGCCTGCTTGACCAGCAGACGGCAGAGCTTGACGAGCCGTTCAAGGTCATGGGTTACGAGATTCAGCGCCCCGGAGACCCCAACGCAGCGCCGGAGATGGTCTACCACTGCCGCTGTGTGCTGTCCTCTGCACTGGGCAAGTACCCCCGGCAGAACGCCACGCAGCGGGAAAACATTGTCACATATGAGGATACAGGCATGGTAAATGCCAAGGGAAAGCCGATCAAGGTGGCCGTAAAGAAAGCGGTTCCGGCTATGACCTACACCGAGTGGTATAAATCCAAGGGCGGCAAAGAGAAAGAACAGATGTGGTGGGCGGAAGAGAGAAAACGGAGAAAGGAGAGCGAAAAGCATGAAAAATAAGAAGTTTGGGATTGTCGTAATCAACGATGACTTTTTCTTGAACTTTTGCCGTGGTTTTAAGCCCCCGTGTGGTTACATTAAGCCAAAACACGCGCGGCCTTCCTACGGAAATGGCGCAAAGCCGCATGGAGCACACAAACGCCTTATTAGGACAATGGAAGGATTTAGAAAAAGAAAGAAGGGATGAACCGTGATTCTGCCGATGGAAAACACCGAGAGAATGATATTTCCCGGTGTGGGCAAGTACGGCATCCCTGAAATCAAGCCGGAAACGGACATCCGCATTGACAAGCTGGAATGGATCCCGGTCAATTATGCACTGACAGCCAAAGACAAAGCTACAAAAGGCGTGCACTTTTACAAGGACGACTATCAGTTTGAACGGTTCTGGAACAACCCGGATAAATACATTCCACTTTTGCAGCAGTTCGGCGCGGTATGTTCGCCGGATTTTTCGCTTTACAGCGATATGCCGCTTGCGGTGCAGCTTTTCATGCACTACAAAAAGCACTGGCTGGCTGCATACTGGCAGGCGCACGGCATCCACGTTATCCCAACGCTTTGCTGGTGCGGCGAGCAAAGTTATGACTGGTGCTTTGACGGAGAGCCTAGAAACGCCATTGTGAGCATTTCGAGCCACGGCACACAATCTGACCCATACGAAGCGGAGTGCTTTGCCAAACACTGCCGCAAGGCGCTGGAAGTGCTACAGCCGAGCAGCATTTTGTGGTACGGAAAGTGCCCGGCGGAGTTCGACTGGAACGTGACAAAAATTAAACCATTTCAATACGAAAGGAGGCACTACCGTGAGTAAAAGAGGTTCGGGCAGCTCCGCGAGAGCGGGCGGCGGCGCGAGAGCGGGCGGCGGCGCAAATGGAGCAAAAAGTTTGGATAGTACGCTGGTAAGAAGATCGAATGATTTTTCGTTGTTTGATGCTGGCGACGCAACAAAGCGCGAGTATGAAACGAACGTGAAAAAAATCCAGCAATCGAATCTTACTCAGCAGGAAAAAGCGGCGGCACTGGATAAATTGCATGAACTGACAACGGAACAGCTAAAGGCTCAGACGAAGGTTGCGAATCCATACGTTTCCGGCCCTGCAAGGTTTAACCAGAATCAGGTGCAAAAGGCAGCGGATAACACGGCACAGAAACGACAAAACGTCAATTCTTTTATGAAAGATGTGCAGAAGAAGTCAACCGCAAACAAAAAGGCAGCTGAAACAAAGTCGCTTTCTTCCGTTTTGGGTTCTGCAATGGACAGGGGCGCACTTGAAGTGACATTTGAGGGAAAGACCTACTATCGCGCAAGAAAAAATTCCAAGACGTGGAGAGTTCGGTAAACCATGAACTTTAACTACGACATCAAATTCACCGACAACACCCCGAAGCTGCATGAAGCGCTGGATTCGTGGGCGGAGCGGGTGCTGACCCTCTGGGGGATGAAGGTGCAGGACTATGCCCAGCTGCTTGTACCTCCCGGCACGGAAGAAAGCACCGGCATAGAGGGCTACGTGGGCGGCGCGCTCAAGCAGAGCCTGACCTACGCCGTAGACCTTGCAAAAAAGACCGTGACCATCGGGTCGAACCTGTTTTACAGCGTATACGTTGAGCTGGGCACAGGCATCTTTGCCGAGAAGGGCAACGGACGAAAAACGCCGTGGGTCTGGAAAGATTTCAACGGCAAGTGGCACTTTACCCGGGGCATGAAAGCCCGCCCGTTCCTGCGCCCGGCGGTGGAGGAGCACATCGAAGAGCTGCGAGAGATCGCAGTGGAAGAAGGAAACAAGGAGGCGTAATTCATGAATTTGGAGAAAATGTTCAAAACACCAAAAGAAAAGTTCCTGCCCGATGATGTGAAAACTGCGCACTGCGAGGCAGAAGACCTTTTCCTTGAGCTTGCAACGCAGCTTGACGCACTTCCTGAAAGCCGAGAAAAAAGTCTGTGCATGACGAAATTACAGGAAGCGAAGTTTTGGGCGGTCGAATGTATTACCAAAGTTGCACGCAAAAACTAAATACTCAGCGGTTGGCGCACAGCGTCAGCCGCTTTTTTATGCCGTTTTCGCTCAATGGTAGAGCTGCTGATTTGTAACCAGCGGACGCGGGTTCGATTCCTGCAAGCGGCACCACACCGGCAGCACGTCCGGCAACCGCCTACAAAACGTAGGCAATTCACAAATCCGATGGCGAGCACGCCAGCCCGAGCATGGGCAGAAAGGACTATCACATGGCACTCAAAAGAGCTGACATCCGCACGATTCTGGAGAACACCGAAACCTCCAACGATGACAAGGCGAAAGCCATTCTGGACGCCCTGCACAAGGAGACGGACGATCTCAAAGACCAGCTGGATGCAGAAAAAACAGCCCGCACACAGGCCGAGAAAGAGCGGGACGAGGCCAACGGCGGCAAGCAGGCCGCAGAAAAGGCTCTGACCGACTACAAGGCCCAGCAGACCCAGAAGGACACCCACGCAGCCAAGGAAGCAAAGTTCCGGGAGCTGCTGAAGACCGCCGGGGTGCTGGACAAGTACGCAGACCGCGTTGTGCGGCTGTCCGGCGAGGACATCGACAAGCTGGAGCTGGACGAAAAGGGCAACGTCAAAGACGCCAAGAAGCACACCGACAGCCTGAAAGCTGATTGGGGCGACTTTGTGGCTACAACCACGACCACAGGCGCAAAGGTGGACAACCCGCCCACCAACGCCGGTTCCAAAATGACCAAAGACCAAATTTTTGCAATCAAGGACGCTGGCGAACGCCAGGCCGCGATTGCTGCAAATGCCGACCTGTTTACAGGCGGCGGAAAGGAATAACATATGGCAGCAAAAGAAGGTATCACCATGACCACCGATATCACCGTAGCCGCGCGTGAAATCGACTTTGTGACCCGCTTCCAGCGCAACTGGGACCATCTGCGCACCATTCTGGGCATCATGCGCCCCATCCGGATGCAGCCTGGCACCGTGCTCAAGAGCAAGTATGCACAGGGCACCCTGCAGAGCGGCACCGTGGGCGAGGGCGAAGAGATCCCGTTCAGCAAGTACACCGTCAAGGAGAAGGAGTACGGCAAGATCACCATCGACAAGTACGGCAAGTCTGTCACCATTGAGGCAATCCAGAATTACGGCTACGATGTCGCCGTGCAGAAGACCGATGATGAGTTCCTGTACGACCTGACCGCTCTGGTAACGGATAAGTTCTACAAGTTCCTGAACACCGGCACCCTGAAGGGCACTCCCAAGACCTTCCAGATGGCGCTGGCACATGCCAAGGGCGCGGTCGAGAACAAGTTCAAGACCATGCATCGCACCGTGACCGGCGTTGTTGGCTTTGTCAACGTGATGGACGTGTACGACTATCTGGGCAATGCCAATATCACCGTGCAGAACCAGTTCGGCTTCCAGTACATCAAGGACTTCATGGGCTACAACACCATCTTCCTGCTGTCCGACAGTGAGATCGCGAAGGGAAAGGTTATTGCCACCCCGGTAGACAACATCGTCATGTACTATGTGGATCCTGCGGATAGCGAGTTTGCCCGCGCAGGTCTGGTCTACCGGACCGCAGGCGAGGCAAGCAACCTCATCGGCTTCCACACTCAGGCAAACTACAGCACCGCAACCTCCGAGAGCTACGCCATTATGGGCGTGACCCTGTTTGCTGAGTATCTGGACGGTATCGCTGTCGAGACCATTACCCCGGGTGAATCGGTCTAACCTGCAAGGGGGTGACTTTGCATGACCGTCCCTGAGCTGTGCGCCTACACGCACAATTTCTTTGACCGGGCAGACGACCCAATTGCCGGGGAGTTTGCCTTTGAGCCGGACACCGTGCCCGCCGGGGTAGTGCCGGGGCAGTATTTCCTCGTGTGCGGATCCATCTTCAATGACGGCGTGCACAAGGCCGGGGACGGCGATCTGACCGCCGAGACCTTCACCGGGACGGTGCAGCTTATGCGCGTGCCGCCTGATTTTGTGGAGCTGGCCCGGAAGATCACCGACTACGACGCAAGACTCCCCTCCGGCGGTATGTATGTGTCGCAGTCGTTCAATGGGTGGTCCGGGTCCATGGCGACCGGATCTGACGGACTCCCTGCGGATGGTCTGACCCGGTACCGCAAGGAGATCAACCAATGGAGGAAACTGTAATGGCAGTCAACGACTTTGTCCGGAACACCGTCATGGACGGTTTCAGCCGGAAATTCTGCTTTCTGGAAAAAAAGCTCGTTTCTGATGGGCTGTTCGGCTCCACCACCACATGGGTGCCGGGGCTGGAATTCGAGGGCGTAGAACGCCACGACACCACCATTGAGGCACAGCAGGCCGAGCAGCAGGGCACCGCTTCCACCTATTCGATCTACGTTGACAAGGGCGTTCAACTCGCCCCCTTCGACCGCATCAAGCGGTTGGAGGACGCGCAGGTATTCGAGGTCACATCTGCCAGCGCAGACAAGCTGTCTCCGGCGGAAAGCGGGATGAACCTTGCAGTTGTCCAGTGCAAAAAGGTGGTGTTGACCTGATGGGCACAGCAGAAGCCATTACAACGGCGCTGAACAGCTTTTTTTTGCTGTTTGATATTCCTGTGTACCCGGAGGATTTTGTGCCGCAGGGCGCTTCCTTGCCCTATATCACAGTGCTGCCGGTCATTCCCAAAGGATTTGACGAGAGCAGCACCTTCCACGCGCGGCTTTGGTATCCGGTGGACGGCGGAAAGCTGTCCATCATCCGCAAAACAGACGAGATCCGCGCTGCCCTTGGCGATGGGCTTACCATCGAGTGCGAGGGCGGCGCGATCCTTTTATGCGCAGGCAACCCGTGGGCGCAGTCTATGGACAACCCACCGGAAAAATACCTGTGCACATACCTTACTTTTGACGTCACATCCTTTGTGGTGTGAGAAAGGATAACGCATGAACAAAATGTATCACGCCATTTCGGCAGATGCTTTCAAAAAACTTCAGTTTCAAGCGGGTGCGCTGCTCAAAAAGTTTGACCCGGCGGGTACAACCCCCATTGCTGCAGAAGATCTTATCTGCCTGACCTCCGGCGGCATCACCATTTCCTGCAAGCCCAACACCATTGATCTGGGCGAGGATCTGGACGAAGTGCCCGAGAACACCTACCAGCTCAAGCACATCACCAGCTGGGATTGCGGTATGTCCACCACCTGCATGACCGTGAGCGCCGACACCATCAAGCTGGAGCTGGGCGCTGCGGACGTTGAAACCAACAAGATCACCGTGCGCGAAGACTACAAGGACGAGGACTTCCAGGACATCTGGTGGCATGGCAACCTGATCGGCGGCGGTTATGCCGCGGTTAAGCTGATGAAGGCTGTGAGCGATGGCGGCATCGAGCTGAAAACCACCAAGGACGGAAAGGGCAACATCAGCCTGAGCTTGAAGGGTCACTACGACATGACCGACACCAGCAAGGTGCCTATGGAGTTCTACGTCAAGGAGGCAGAATAAATGATCCTTACCATCAATCTTGACCCCGTGGAAGCGCTGCCCAAGCTGTATGATGCGGTGGACGGCATCACGCGCATGGTTATGGACGCAAAGGACAACGTGAACAACCCGGAGACCAAGGCAGCCCGGGAGACCATTGTTACAAACGCCCTGAAGATGCTGGGTGCAGAGCCGCAGAACAGTGAAGGCAGCAAGAAAAAGCTGACCCCCAGAGAGTTTGCGCTTGCTGCGCTGGACTTTGTCAAGCCTCTGATGAAACTTGACCCTGAGCGCACCGTGAACGCCCTGCACCAGCTGTACACGCTGGAAGAGGGCGAAAAAGACACCCTGCCCAAGGCGCTTACTGCACTTACCAAGTCCGTGATGCAGAAAGACGTGCAGGATTTTTTGTCCTCGCTGGCAGACTTGAACGGCCTGAGTTTTGGCACTACGTCTGCCGAGCCGACCTCCAGCATCTCCGCGCCTACGGCTTAAAGTATTTCGTCTGGTTCGTCATCAGCGAGATGCGGGAACAGCAGCGCACAAGAGCATACCAGCTGTACACGGCTGATATGCTCTATCTTTGTGCTGTATCTCTTGGTCAGCCGGTGGAGAAGCCCTTCAGCGAGATCATGGCAGAGTACGACAAGCCACTATCTGAGCGCAGGCACGAGACTACGCTGGAGGAAGCGCAGGAGTGCTGGGAAAAGACCCTTGCAGACAGTAAAAAAGCCGCAGAGCAGAACGGAGGTGGTGGAATCTGAACATTTTTAATTTGATGGCCACTTTGGGGCTTGATACCTCCGAGTATGAGCAGGGCATCGAGCAGGCCAGAAAAGAGACGCAAAGCGCCGCAAACTCGCTGAACCGTAGCGCAAACACCGCCGGGAGCGGCGTTTCAGGCATGGCAAACCAGTTTGCAGCAGCCAGCGCAAAAGCGACTGTCCTTGCAAATATGCTTACCTCGCTTGGGACAAAAGCGGTAGGCCTTGCAAAGGGCTTTGTAGAGATGGGCATTTCTTATAACGCCCAGATAGAAAAGTACACCACCGGCTTTACCAATATGTTGGGCAGCGCACAGGCCGCACAGGAAGCCATGCAGGCAATTCAGGAGGACGCAGCCCGCACCCCGTTTGACGTGGCATCCCTGACGCAGGCAAACCAGCTGCTTATCAGCGCAGGCGAAAATGCTGCGTATTCCCGCAAGGTCATCAATGCACTGGGCGATGCAGTTTCCGCAACTGGCGGCGGCAACGCCGAACTATCCCGCATGGCTGCAAACCTGCAGCAGATCGCAAACGTGGGCAAAGCTGCAGCGATAGACATCAAGCAGTTTGCCTATGCGGGCATCAATATCTATCAGATTTTGGCAGACTACACCGGCAAATCGGTGCAGGAAGTCCAGAATATGACCATTAGTTACGACCTTCTTTCGCATGCGCTCATAGCAGCCAGCGAGGAGGGTGGGCGTTACTATAACGCCATGGACACCCAGAGCCAGACCATGAACGGGCGTATATCCACCCTGAAGGATAACGTCAGCCAGCTGGCTGGACTTATGACCGGCGACCTTTCCTCCGGCATCGGTGTTGTGATAGGCCACCTGAACGACATGGTTGTCGCAGCGCAGGAAGCCTACAAGGAAGACGGCTGGAAAGGTCTCGGAAACGCAATCCTTGAACTGGATAATCCCATCAGTGCCATCATCAAAAAGTTTGGGCAGCTTGGCAGCGCGGCTGTTAGTGCACTGGATAAGGCAAGCTACTATCTGAACAAGGCACTGGGCAAAAATGCTTATGCGGGGTACGACAGCTACGAGGACTACAAGTCAGACCAGCAAAAGCAAAGCAACAGGAACCGGCTGCGGCAGAACGCTCTTTCCGGCAAAAGCGTAAGCAACAAAAGCTGGTCTGAGCGACAAGCAGAAGCAGCGGCCGCGAGCGGCGGCAGCTCCATCGTTACAAGTCCTTCCAGTTCCTCCGGCAAGAGCGCCGGCACAAAATCCAAGACCGAAACCGTCATTGCGTCCGTGTCGCATACTGCAACCACCACCGCACAGAACGCGCTTGGCGCCGTGACTACAAGCGTTGAGACCTTGCAGGAGAAGGTAAAGGACGCAGCGGGCAACATCAAAGACCGCGTTACAGAGACCACCACCGAGACCGGCAAAGAGATGGTCAACGGCGTTGCTACTACCTATACGCTTGTGACCAAGAAAGTCACGGACGCGAACGGCAAGATAAGCACCACGACCAAGAAGGTCTACGCCGATATGTCCAAGACCCTGACCGGCACCCTGACCAAGGTTGCAGAAACGACCTTTGACGGCATCACGACCAAAATCCAGGAAGCTACAGAAAAATACGCCGACGGCAGCGAGCATATCAAGAAGACTGTCACAGAGACCGGCCAGCGCATCGGAAAGAACGGCGCGGAGACCTACGAGAAGATCATCACCTACATCGACGGAATCGAAGATAAGGTGAACGAGACCTCTACTCTTATCGACAAGAGCGTAAAGGGCACCCAGAGCCGCATTGACCAGCAGCTGAGTGAGGCTTCCGGCCAGCTGGATAAGGGCATTTTCGGGCTGGTAAAAAGCGCCTTTAGTGACGCCAAAAATGGCGACTGGGGCGGTCTCGCTCTGGATTTTGTCAATCTAATCTGGGGCGAAGTGTCGCAGGATCAGCGTGACGTGATCTCTAAGTGGCTTGCGGACGCGCTGACCGCGGTCAATGAGGGCTACTTCAGCGGTGGCATCGGCAAGGCGCTGGGGTCTATCCAGAGCATCTTCACAAACGGCATTACTGCCGGAGTGGATGGCGCCACTACGTCTGTAAAGGCGTTCTCTGAGATCGTGCAGGGCCTTGCGAGCTCTGGCGGCGTTGGCGGCGCACTTGGCAGCGTTGTGCAGGGTTTTTCTGGTATGGCTGGCGGCATCACGTCTGCGCTTGGCACTGTGGTGTCGTTCATCTCTGCAAACCCAGTCCTTGGCGTCATTCTCGGCGTTGGCGCTGTGGGTGCTGTAGCTGGCGGCATCGGGCTTGCGCTGTGGGCCAAAAACAAAAAGAGCAAAGACCCGGTCAATAATTACAAGAGCCCGTTTGACGATGTGGGCGTGTACGACAGCCTGAGCGAGTTTTCTACGAGGTCTGCGATGCAGTACCGAGTGATCGGACAGAGCAGCCACGCAGACAAGCAGACCAGCATTCTGGAGCGCATCGAGGAGCTTCTGGACGAGCATCTGCCTGCCATTGGCACCGGTCAGGTGGTCATGGATTCTGGCGAGCTGGTGGGCGTCATTTCGCCCAGAATGGCACAAAATGTTGACGCGCGCATCGGTGTGACCGTGACGAGGAAAGCGAGGGGTGTGTAATGGGCAAACTTTTGGGCGCACAAATTGGCAACTTCCACACCCTGAAAGACTGGGGGCTGTATCTCAAGGTCGGAAGCCCAAAAATCGGCCCTGCTGAGGTGGATGACTACCTTGTGCAGGTGCCGGGGTCTGATACCCTGCTCAACCTGACCAGTTCTTTGGACGGCAGGCCACACTACAAAAAGCGCACCATTACCATAGAACTCAAGTGCACTGCACCGAAAAAGCAGTGGGAGAACCTCTACAGCACTATCGCAAACGCCATCCACGGGAAATGGCTCCAGTGTAAATTCGACAATGACCCCAGTTTTTACTGGGAGGGCCTGTGGGAGGTGTCCGTCAGCAAGGACGCATTATACTGTGTGTTTACGATTACAGGCACCTGCAACCCCTTCAAGCGCAGTGTATACGACGGCTCTGATGACTGGCTGTGGGATGACCTTGTATTTGATACGGCAATTATCCGCAATTATACGAATATCCAGCTCAAAGCCAACGAGGACATCACCGTAACCATCACCGGTGCACCAAGAGCGGCGGGCATCTACTTCAAGCGCAGCGAGGACGCTGCCGACATTGCGGTGTCTCTCAATGGCCTTGAGGTTGGCATCCTTGCAAAGTCTACAGAGTGGCAGTACATTGAGGGCTTGCATATGCCGGATGGCGTTGTAGGTACTCTCATCTTTGCGGCGTCTGCGGATTGCAGCATCAGCATCCGATATCTGGGGGGCAGCTTATGAGCTATAAAGTTTATGCGGGCGTCCAGACCGGCGTTGACTTGTGGAAGACAAAGACCTGCATTTACGACCCAACGGACTACACGGACACAAAAAAGCTCATCAGTCCAACTCTGACACGGGAGGTGAGCAAGGCCGGCAGCTTGGAATTCACCCTGCCGCTTGGCAATGTGGCCCACTCAGCTTTGCAAAAAATGCGCACGACCGTGTCCGTAGAACAAGACGGTGTGCGCATCTGGGAGGGCAGGCCCATGAGCCATGAGCAGGATTTTATGCTGCGTCAAAAAGTCTTTTGCGAGGGAGAGCTGGCCTACCTCAACGACAGCTCTGTTGCGCCATATACAGCCAAAGACGTGACAATCAAGCAGTTTCTTGCGTTTCTGCTGGAAAACCATACCGGCATGGTGGACGCATACAAGGCGTTTACCTGCGGAAATGTTGGCTTTCCGAGCACCAGCGTGGTGGTGCCAGAGCTGCATAACTGCGTGATGAAGCTGGATTACATGGCGGGTACTCCGGATAGTGACGGCGATTACAGGTATGAATATGGACTTTATACCTCGTCCGGCGTACAGCTTGTAAGCCAATATGAAGTCGGCTACTCGGATGATGACACGGCCCCGGATCCATCCGCGTACAGCTGGACGCTGAATGAAAAGCATGCAGATTCTTCCATAAACGGGTATATCTGGCGCACAGGAAACGGCCTGTTTTCCGTGAGCGTAAATGTGGCCCTGCCCTTGGACGGAGATGGCCAGACGCACGAAGCTACGCAAAGAACGGTTACGCCGGATATCACATGCGCCACGCACTCAAAATCCCTTCCGCCTGAGACGGAATACGATCTCAAAGACACGGTCTCGAAAAATTGGAAAATCGAAAAGAAGGGAGACGGCTATGCCGTCTTGTTCAACGGTGCAGCCCTGCCGGATTCTTCCGTGGTCCGTTACGATTCTGCGCCACGGTACACCTTTGGCGATGGACGAAATTTTGGCGTTACATGGGATGTCATCCAAAATGAGCTTGTGGATGTATACGGCGGTTATCTGATCGTCCGGCACGAAAACGGGGCCCGGTATCTGGACTACGTCCGGGAAGTGCAGGAGAAAAACGGGCAGCCCATCGCATTCGGCACAAACCTGCTCGACCTGAGCAGCTACGTCAAAGCAGAGGATATTGTCACCCGCGTCATTGCCGTCGGAAAAAAGAAATCCGGCTGGTTTTTGTGGGAGAAAACCAACACCATCACGGCAACCGCTAACGACGCCACCGCGCAAAAGCTGTTTGGCATCATCGCGCGGGTCATTGTGCAGGACGGAACCGAAAACACAACGCAGTCGCTTCTGGATGCCGCAAACGCGGAGCTGTCCAAAAACTTGCGTTACCTTGACGGAATCACGGTAAAGGCTGTGGACCTCAAGGATGCCGGCGTGGATATCGCCCGCCTTGGCTTTGGCAAGATGACACACATCTACTCCAACCCGCACGGGGTGAACACCTGGCTTTTGTGCTCTAAGCTTGTGGAGCCTTTGGACGCGCCGGACAAAAAAGAATTCACGCTGGGCATTGATTTCTCCAGCGTCAGCGACTTGCAGGCCCTGAGCGCACGAAAAGCCAGTGACGCCTATGACCTGAGCCGCTCGCTGAAGGGCTATGCATCCGCAAAGGGGTGATAAATTGGATAAGACATTTGACGAAGCAATTTCCGAAGTCCGCAATGCAGAACGCGGCGTGGAAGTACGGGAAGCCCTTGCACAGGGCTTTGAGTATGTGAAGCAGTATGGCGAGGCTGTTATCGCGCGGCAGGAAGAAGCTGTTCAGAGTGCGGAAACAGCAACAAACGCGGCGGCAACTGCCACAGCACAGGCCGCAGCAGCAGCCCAGACAGTCAAGGACGCCACTGCAAACGCCATAAGCGCAGCGCAAGAGCAGGCAGATATTTCGGCATCAAAAGCCGAGGAATCTGCTTCCAGTGCCGAAGAAGCAGCGGCCAGTCAAACTGCTGCCGCGTCTAGTGCATCTGCCGCAAAGGCCAGCGAGGAAGCAGCTGCAAAGAGTGCCGCCGACGCAAAGGCTATCGTGTCCACTGACACGACCCTGACCGTATCGGGCGCACCGGCTGATGCAAAAGCGACCGGCGACGCCCTGGATCAGAGGTACACCAAGGACCAGGCCGACGCCAAGTTCGGCACGCCGTACACCCTGCCGCCCGCTACGGCAGACCAGCTGGGCGGCGTGAAGGTGGGCGACTATCTGGACATTGCCCCGGACGGCACCCTGAGCGGCAAGACGCTGTATGACACCATCGCGGCCAGTGTGGCGGTAAAGTCGGAGGCGCGGCTGGTGTGGAGCGGAAAAACAACGATTGGGAGGAGAAAAACTGAGACAATTAACGTTCAGGACGGTGTAGATTACGTTAACCTCCGCGTAAACGAAGCTGATTTTAATCTTACCCCTGGTATGACATATGAAGCTCACATTTCTAGCGCGGGAAGTCTCACGGTCACAGTATTATTTTCGGCCGACAAAAAACGTCTTGAATGTACCCTTACCAATACGCTGAATACTGTATCGGTTGTATTCACCGGCTACCACTACCCCACCTTGGCAGAGCTGCTGACCGAGACGCAGTCCGCGCAGGCGGACACGGACGCCCTGGCTGTGG